ATCTTTTTCTCTATTTTTTCCTGGAATAAAATCTACTCCAACTACAATACCGCCAACTGCTTTTGCTGCCGCTAATGATTCTTTTGTTTCTAATTTGGTTAATTTGTGTGGTACTGGTTCAGAACCTTGTGATACATTACTTCTAAAATCTCCTTTAGCAATAGGTCGTTTCATTACACCCACAACTTCATCACCACAAACAATCACTCTTACATCATAATCGGTTTCAATTCGTTCTTGTAAAATAATATCGATAAATTCATTTTCTCTATACAATAACTGCACGATTGATTGTAATGAAGCGGCACTTTCAACTAGAATAACACCGACTCCTCGTGAGCCTGTACCAGTTTTTAATATGATAGGAAATTTACTATCTAATTCTTCTAATGCCTTTTCAGAACCCTCAGAATGTAATATTCTAACTGTCTTTGGTGAATTAATGTTATGCCTGTCAAAAACAATTTGATTCATTACTTTATCAGAGCAAATGTCGTGGCACTTATTTGTATTGATAACTGTAAACCCTTTGTGTTCAAAATCCTTTATCATATCATACCAAGATTTGTTACCAGAAACACCAGGTGTTCCAAGTCCTCTTGACATTATCATTGTGTTTTCTGGATTTAATTTGAAAGGTTTGTCGTATTTGATTTCTTTTTTAGGGTCAGGTTGAGCAACAGCGCCACCCTTTGCGACAGGAAATGTATTAATATATAATTCATCATTTTTAATATCATAAGAAGTATGGGCACCAACAAACTCTCCCAATATACATTCTATACCAAGTTTCTTAGCCTTTTCTCTTATTAAATCGCCTGTCTTATTTGGATCCTCGGCGTCATCATGTGAAAGAATAACCAAACGATATGATTCTTCTTTTTCTTCTGTAATAAAATCTCTAAACTTCGGCGTCGTGTTCGTCATCTATTTTTTTGCCTATGTTGTATTTTGCTTGTAGGTCCCATTCGTCTTTTTCTTTGAACGCCAGAACTTTGATTTGTGATAGAGGCGCTTTCTTATCCATGCCTTCTTTATTTATTATAGAAATCAAACCCCAATCACTTAATAATTGAGCAATAGTATTCCTTCTTTCAAGGTCATTCTCAGAAAAATTTGCGAACTTACCGTCCAATGCAAACAGCTCTTTAAAATGTACTATGAAATATCTTCCTTGTTTGTGTAGAATGTGGCATGATTGGAATAACTTTTTGTCTTTCCTCGAGGCAACGCCAATTCTCGTTAGTGTTTCTCGAACCTTTAGAAAATCATCTGGTTCTTTTAATTGGATTTCCAGCATCTTTTCAGGATGCCAACCATTATCTAATTCATTCATTTTGTCCCACCTTTGTATAATTTTTCTTTAATTAATTTCAACTCTTTCTTGGTGAGTATATCAAGAGCAGTTTTGGCCTTTTCATTATTATATCCATAATACTCCTTTACACACTCAATATCTTTTAATTTCCTAGCTCTCAAAAAAGGACTATACCTTTTTTTACTTCTAATACTATTTAGTAGGAACTGAAATTGCATATCTTTATCAAGGAAATGGTTTCTATTCATTTCATTGACAAGCATTATGGTGTCTTGAAAACCAGACAGGACTTTATTGACTATAAATGCAGGGTACTTTTTAACCCACATTGTATCTTCTGAATCCATCACATTCTTTTTTGTGTGATTGATGGCGTTCAGATATTCTTTTAATTCATAACTCATATTAAACCCAAGCGCCAAATTTGATTGCCTTAGAAATAGGCACTTCTACTATCTGCTCTGTCATTTGTTTGTGTTTGAAGTACTTATTTTTTATTGGATATTGACTTTCTATTTCTCTAGTGGTAACAATAGCATCATTATGTTTTGTATTAAAGGTAACATTTATATATGGATATGAATTATTAATCCAATACTTTCGTTTTCTACCTAATCTATGACACCATTTATAATAAGATGGCCACTTATCTTTCCAAGAGAAAAACACATCAACTTCAATAAGACCTACTATATTGTCAGAACTATCAACCATTCCTAAGTCAACTTGATATTCACCCAAAGGATCCTCTATTATTTTAAATGGTCCGTCTTCCATATTAAGTTGAAAATAGTCTTTTATCCAATTCTTAAATGATTCATCACGATACATCATTTTTCTAAATGCTTTTCTTTCTGGCATATCGTCATACCCGTTCCTGGCAAAACTCGTTACTTTTTCTTTATTGGTCATTTGAATTTCACCTGCGACATCAATTCAGTCAAACACGCCACAAGATTAATCTCTTGGTCTGCTACGAAGGCAGATTTGTATTGATAGTCAGCAATAATCAGAACAGCGTGAGGTATCGTTTCTGGTTGCAAATTTGTATACATACTGTCATAGATTTTTCTAAAGATTTTAACAGGGTCGTTGTCAAGATTGTTCACAACCCATTTTCTCATATTGCTAAACTCTTTAGTTTTAAGATGTGATACCAAAGTCTTTAAGTTTTCGTCTGAAACATTAACCAATATCCCTGCATCAATAACTCCACTTACCGAATATCTTTGCAATTCATTTATAAGTTTTCTGAAATCTGGAAAATGTTTTTTGATTAATTCTGCAACGACAGCTTCTTCATACTCAATATTTTGTTCTTTGAGAATGTATGTTACTCTTTCAAATAATTTAGTTGCAAGTTTGCCTTTATCTCTCGGACTAATTCTGAATTCTATATTTGAAAATCGACTGTGAAGTGGTTCGATAATTCTGTTCTTGAAATTGCAAGTCAGAATGAACCGACAGTTCTTGTGAAACTCCTCAACAAAACCTCTTAAAGCAGGTTGTGTTGATTGAGGGTTGAGATAATCTGCTTCATCTAGTATTACTACTTTTTTACCACCAGATAGTGATACTGTTGAAGCAAAGTTTTTGATTTTATTTCTGAGTACATCAATGCCTCCTTCTTCGGAGCCATTAATCATAATCCAATCGCAATTCATTTCTTCACATAATGCTTTTGCGACTGTGGTCTTACCAACACCTGGTGTACCAGAAAATAATAGATTAGATACTTCGCCCTTTTTGATAAAGGACTGAAATAATGTTTTTAGAGATTGTGGTAATATACAATCATCAATTGTTTTAGGCCGATACTCCTCGACCCATAGGAAGTCTGTACTCATAATTCACCTTGTTCATAATATTAAAAAATTAACCAGCGTCAAACACACTATCTGGTTCAAGTGCAATCCAATATTCAATTGGAAGTTTTGTGTTTGTGAAATGAGCAATGGACTTTGATGATACGGCAACATCATAATCGCCAGATATCATTTTAAGATTTTCTACTTTGAAATAGAAAGTATAGTTTGCTGTTGCGTTTTCACCAACGACAATTTCAAACTTATTTGATGTATCATTTTTCTTATCACATACCTTCAAAACAACATCGCCACCTTTTGTTCCAACCAATGCAAGGTCAGGCGAACTTAGAATTGCAGCCATCTTTTGCAGTTGTACTAAATTAGATTCAGATAAACTAAATGTTACATCTGATTCTGGCATATTCACATCTTTATTTGGTGAAACGATTACCGATGGGTCTGAATAAAAGTATTTCACTTTTGACCGACTACCTTCAGTAGAGATTGTCATATGCTTTTCTTGTAGTGTTAATTCAGGTTTATCTAAACTTGATACTACAGATAAAAATTCATTCAAATCATAGATGCCAAATTCTTTATCAAAATTTTCATTGATAGTTGCTTTAGCTAAAATGTTTTTCATGGTGGAAATTGTATTCAGTTCACTTCCTGGTTTAATTAATATATTTGTATTAATTTCAGAAAAGTTTTTAAGAATATCTTGTGTTGATTGATTTATTTTCATTATATGTCCTTTTAATTTCAAGTAATGTTATTATACATTAGTTTCATAGTATTGTCAAGCGAGTAATGGGCAGTTTTTCTTGGAAAGGAGAAACTACCCGAAACCTTATATGCGGTGTCATTGCGGATGACACTCTACCTCGAATTGATAGGACTTACGAGCAGCCTATCACTCCTATTTATACGACAAAGAAGCTTATTGATTAGAATAAGCGAATTTTTGTTTGCCATATAAAGCTTTAACGCCGGCAGCTATAATCGCCTTGGTTGGTTGGCCTAAACGATATGAAGTACCAGTTGGTGTTGTGTTAATATAAACCATATGTCCTTCAGTACGCAATTGGTCAATCATTGCTCGTGGTGATGTCAAATCAAACCTTTTTCTCAAGGATGTCCATGTTACAGGTCTCCCTTTTGATAATAGATTTAATACCTTTTGTTTTTTTGTTAGCTTTTTATATGCCATTCTATAACTCCTTCAAGTCAATTTGTTGCCGGATTGTCAAAACTCAACACTAGGCAACAGTAGTATTGAGTTGATTTTGTAACCATTATACTATGGTTT